TACTCGTTATGTCGACATCGAATAATGGATGGGTGTCACCCCTAATTTAAAAAGCCCTGTACCCTTCGCCGAAGCTCAGGCAGTTTACTAATCTTATATTTTCCAAAAGTCCATTACTCTCATAACTTACCAACTACATCCATTTTACTGAATGCCAGGGTTGGGCCCTGGTTTGTTGAAGCTTACGTAAATTAACCATCCTAAGATGGCGGGTAGCCTGAGAAATCCAGCTATCCCCTTCACTCCAGTTACCTAGAGCTATCTCTTCTACGTTGAGTATGGGCGAACCAACTCTCATTGTAGTAGCATCTCACGCGATGCTAATTATTTCAATATTTTAAAGAACGTTTAAATTTTAATAGATTTACAATATAACCATTTTATCTGGGATAAAAAAGTTTTTGAGCATTTATTTTCAATTTATTTTTATTTGTACCTATAGAAGGAATCGAACCTTCACCCAAGACTTTCTCTCTTACCTTTACTTTCTTGCGGTTTCAATTTTAAATTTATTTTCGTATCCCTTCACGGGGTAACTCTATATAAATTAAGTGGTAAGCATTATGGTAGTAATCTTATTGCTAGTCATCCTAGTATTCCCATGCAATTTACAGGACTCCCTCAAAGAGAGCGCGGCTACCAATTTCGCCATACAGGTATTTTTCAGGTTTTGAATGATGTGTCTTTATTCCCTCCATCATTATTCTAGCGGGAAACTATACGCCTTAGCGTATTCGTCTTTACTTCCTCAATCGGATAACTTTCACTGCCCTCATTGCTTTGGGTATTCCTGAATATTTTAAAGAACGTTTATTCTGTTACTGATTCCTGAATTTCAATTTGTCCCTTTACTGATAAATCTAATTCTTCAATATGACAAATTCTCTTATCTGGAGTATTTTCAATTTTAAATAGTTTTTCAGCTTCTTCTTTCGATTCAGCAGTTACTAAATAAGATCCACAATTGATTTCATATTTATTATCAGAGGTCGTACAAAATAAAAAAGTTTTCATATTTTTAAAATTTACAAATTGTATTGTAATAATTATAGTCTAAATATAACCAAAGTTTTCAAATAAAAAACTTTTTGTGATATATTTTCAATTTTTTTTCAAATTTAATTCAAGTGCCTCACAATCAATATCATGGTAATTCTTAAAAAGATTAACATTTTTACATATCTCACATTTAGGAGAAGCTGATCCCCAATTTTGAAAGTATGGAATATGTGGAGTTACTTCATCACATCCAGCACAATAGGTCCATCTCCTATTCCATGATCCCTCTTTCATTTTTTTGTATCTTTAGGTTTAACTCCACATGAATGTTTATCCAATTCATCTCCTTGAATGTTTGTTTCAATAGTTTTCCCACAAATTTTACATTTACGAAAATAGTTTTGATATGTACCGTCTGGTAATATTTCTCCCATGTGTTCTAATATTTGTAGCCCGACGGAGAATCGAACTCCGGTTACCAGGATGAAAACCTGGCGTCCTAACCATTAGACGACCGGGCCGGCTACTATTTATCTTCTCCCCTAACTCTATCGTAGTAAACAACAGAATCTTGACTCATTATATGCAATCCATCATAACCAATACTATCGATTACATCATAATAATGAACCGTCATTTCCATTCTAACGTCAGGGACGATGTTAATTTTTGGTATATGATTATTTTGAGTTGTGTAATCTACTGCAAATCCAAATCCTAAAAATAGTACTATCCAAATTGCCGGCATAATTTAAAAATTTTCGTCAGATTTTACTTTTAAAAGAGAGTAACCAGTGAATGCATATAATACAGCACATCCATTTTCTTTTAGATATTTGCTATATAATTCTTGAGCTTCTTCTAATGAAACAAACTCAAATTCATCTTCAGGCGTTACACCATATTCATTTCCTGTTAAAACTAGATATCCATCCATTACCCTACTCCTCGTTGTTTCTTAGCTGCATAACTACATTTATCTAAAATCATATGCGCTAATGTTCCTGCATCATGCTCTGAAATTACAATTGTTAATACACTTTCTGCATCATCATCAGTGAATTCTATTTCTACTTTACCATAAGCAGATTTTTCATTCACTAGATCTACTCTTTCTGGATTTAACATAATTATATTCTTTTATTTACTAAAGCGTATGTTATTGCAAAAGGGAAACCAACACAATTTAACAAAAGTGATAAAAGATATTGATGCCATCTCGGTTTAATAGAATATTGTCCCATTTTTACCATTGCAACAATACTCCAAACTAAACACATACCTACATACATTCCTAGAAAAAACATTATTTCGATTTTAATTTGTAGCCCAAGTCGGAGTCGAACCGACACCCCCATTACTGGAGACAGGATTTTAAGTCCTGCGCGTACTACCAATTTCGCCACTGGGCCATTACTTTCACCATCTTATATTTTTATCCCATTGTTCTTGATGTTCTTGTGGGATTCTAGTTAATAATTAATGAGGAACAAATCCAAATTCTGTTCTTGCATCCTCCATGATACCATTTGCATATCGTGTTCTTGCGTTATAATTATTGGTTACACAAGATGCTATACCTAATGATTTACTTACCGATTGAAAATAAATATTCGAACATTTACGAATTAAATTCCTCAATACATCTCTTTTTCCACTCCTACTAAAGCAATCATATCTTTTACAATAACCATATTTATCTAATTTAGTTATAGTTGATCCACAATATTGGCAATGTTTCCCCATTATATTAAACCATAATGAAATAAATACATGGCATATGTTGTCGCGGCATTTATAAATGAAAAAATTATAATCCACGATGGTTCAAATAATAATTTCGATATTCCACTAATCAACCAAAAAGATCCAGCTACAACATACATCCATATTGGAGCAGGTACAGGAATAACAAAATATAAAATAATTATAGATACTAATCCAAGTACCGCAAATATTCCATATAGGAATGAAAATATTCGTTTCTTTGTATCTTCTTTAGGAGCCTTTTTACCAGGCTTCTTATCCTTGTTGGTACGAACGAATTTTTGATTCCGCTTTATTTTGTCAGATTTTAACTTATCTAAATTACTTTTTCTCATATTAACAAGGACCGTGGTCCGGTATTTCTTTTATTAAAATATCTTCTCTGAAAGCAGATTTTACATATTCATTATTAACATACCAGATTTTAATTGTTTTGTTATCTGCAGTCACATTTAAAAATCTTCCCAACAATTTGTTTGTTCTATAACTGTATACTCCTAATTTCATAATGTCTATTTTCAATTTGATATAATATAACAAATTAAATCGACACGAGAAAATGTTTGGGTAATTATTTTAAAAAAGATTCAAAGGGAGCAGCCTTATCCTTGCTGTTTTCCAACCCTAGGGAATTTCCAGCGCTCAACCTAATTAAGTTGTTAAAACATGTTTTAACAACTTCTTTTTTATTCATTTAATTAAAATAACAAAAATAGTTGGGATAAAAAAATTTATTTCATTTTTCTTCCTAATCTATAACATTCTGGAATATTATCTCCTCGATGAATTTTTTTATTTTCTTTTCCATTGGTTATCCAACATGTTCCATATTGAGAATTTTTAACAGCTGTTCTATCAGCTTCTCTTTGTTTTTGCTTTGATTCTTCTGTATGATGTTTACCGTAAAAGCCATTATTTTTCCCAGATTTATCAAATTCATTATTTTCCCATCTACTTTTAAAATTAGCTCCTACCTTTGTTTTCCATGTTTTAGAAAAATCTGCATCAGTTTTTAGTTTATGTGATATAGCTTTTCCTCCTGCTGAAGAACATTTTAGTTGATGTTCTTCATCTATCCATCCTCCCCCACCTCCTAAAGCAATATTTATACATGATGAATCTTCAATTAAATTTTTATCAACAATTTTAGTTTCTCTTTCTCTTAATTCTTCTCTTGTATCAAAAAAATCTAACTTTTCACAAACATGATTTTCTAAACCATGTTTGTTTATAGAATATCCTAGTCTTTTTCCACTCCCGACATAACCATCATCTAAATTATCTGAGGAATGCATACCATAATAATATTTTCCATTTACTTTACATGTTGTTTTGTAAATGTAGTGATATTTTCTTCTTTGCGCTCTTCTCATATATTTTATATGAAAAATGTGGCACAAAGTTTCACAGTGGGGCCGGTTGGACTCGAACCAACATGCCTATTAAGGACTGGTTTTACAGACCAGCGAACCAACCAATTGTTCAACGACCCCATAAAGAACACGAAGGAATAAGCTTGATTTCGCGAGATGTACACTTATTCATTTATCATGGGTTAACCCCATACCTCTATCAAAATTCACCCTGATGCTATTGATAAATTTGTAATCACATCAAGTCAGTTTCGAATTATTCTTTGTCTTTATTGTGCCCTCAGAGAGACTCGAACTCTCAACCCTTGCGGACCACATCCTAAGTGTGGCGTGTCTGCCAATTCCACCACGAGGGCATTTTTATGTATTGTATTTATGTTCTAATTGTGTTTCATTAAATATATGAAGTAATCCATATTCATCCATTTCACCTACAACTCTTACGTTACCTTCAACAGTTTCGAATATTGCTACAATTGTACAAGGAAATTTATATCCTTTAGGTTTATAAGCTTTATCTCCAACTATAAATTTTACTTCCATATTCAATAATTTAGTTATCCCCCTAGGACTCGAACCTAGAACGCCTGGACCAAAACCAGGTGTGTTTCCATTACACCAAGGGACAATATACGTATTCCTTGAACACGCATTCATAAACATATTGTAGTCAGTCGCTCCGTGAACCATGACATTGTATAGCTGATGTTCTTATCCCAATGGGATTCACATCTACATGTTTATTTGTTTTTTAAATTCTTCTATTTGGGGATAAAGCTTCTTTTTATTTTTATCATTTATTGGATTGAACCATTTAATTCTGAAAACTTTCCACCCTCGTTCTTTTAATAATTTATCTTTCTTTATATCACTATCTATTCTATCTAAATCTAACCAATGTTGTTTACCATCAATTTCAAGAGCTATCATTTTTTCACTAAATGCAAAATCTATAAAATAAGCTCCTTCTTTTTTATCTCTTATCCATCCTGAAATATTTTCCTTTTCAAATAAGTCTATAAAATATTGTTCAGGATAAGAAGGTTTTACTGTTCTCGTTTTCCATCCTATGTGAGTACCCGCTTTAACAAGTTTAAGTTGAGCCTGCCTATTTTTCTCTCTATTTTCTGGTAACCTAGTAACATATTGTCTAGCACAGTTAGCATTATGATATTTTTGATTTTTCTTCCTTGTTTTATATTCAATACCACATCCTATACATTTTTTTATATAAATAGTTTGAGGTCTAGAAATTTTAGAAGTTTTACTTATTTTATTTTTTGTTTCTTCTGAATGTTTCCTTTTAGCATTATTAAATTTAGCAGCACATGAATTATCACAGAAAAGTTTCCCTCTTTTTTCATAAGAGAACACATTCCCACAAAATTTACAAGTATTCGGATTTTTATTGTATTCAGTTATTCTGTTTTGTTTATTTTCCTGAATCACCTGATTTCCAATTGTTCCAGCATTCTTAAAATTTTTAAGCTGTTCTTTAGACCCATTATACATCTTTTTATTTTATATGAATAAAATTGTATTAGGTTTTAAGTACTTGAACTAATATTTTGTCGGGCATGCAAGATTCGAACTTGCGAGTTCTCCACATCCCAAATGTGGCGGGGTGACCTGACTCCCCAAATGCCCGTGTATTAGAGACCTTTCTAGATTAGGTGTTTATCTCTAAGTGCTTTTCGGATAAAGTTGTCGACAAGATTTGTAAGACCTTACTTTTACTTACTCTTTAATATTCTTTTTCTATATATTATATGCTTGCTTTGTTAATAAGATTCGAACTTATGCCTGCCCCTCAACGGGGCTGTGCTATCCACTACACTATAACAAAATTCTACTCTCATTCCTTCTGTCAAATTCCTGATTTCGAATTATCTCATACACTCCAATAAGGTGACAGCCTTACCTTCCGTGCCCAGAGATTTGTAATGCATAGGGGAATCGAACCCCTATTGCTGGGATGAAAACCCAGTTTCCTAGCCGTTAGAAGAATGCATCATGTTAACTCACGAAGAGTTTTATTATAGTACTCCTGACCGGACTCGAACCGGCATTTTCCAGATTGAAGGTCTGAGGTCCTTTTCCATTTAGACGACAGCAGCATTTATTTTTACTAATTTATTAGTTTGTTCATTATATCTATAAAATTCACATTCTAATAATTTTATTATTTCTTTTTGTCTTATTCTATCTTTTTCTATAAGTTCATCATATTTATAATGTTTTCTTTCATCATATTCAACAACTATATTTTTTTCTTTATCATACGCATCTATGAAATATCCTAATTCCTTAATATGGTATTCTCCGCCATTTTCGGCATGTATTAAATTCCAATCATTTTCTTTGGATAAATTGTCAAAATATAAACATGCATTTTTATTATATCTAGGAGAACATTTCCCTTTAGTATCTTCTATATATTTTATAGTTGATTTTCTCATTATTTTTTTAGTTTCTTCAGAATGATGCTTTCCTTTAAATCCTGGAATCATTTCTCCACTTTTCATTTTTGCAGAACGAGTTTTGCCAGATTCTTTTTTAATTTTAGATGTTTTATCATCAGAAAAATTGGCCCACCCATTCATTTGCCCCTTAGGCACTGGATTTAATTTTCTCCCATTTATAGGTAGTTTACCTTTTCTATGAATTAAACATTGTGTAAAATGAGAATTTAAACTTGGCGCTTTATTAAATTCTTTCCCGCATTCACACTTATACAAATTATCTCCTACTTTATAAATAGATTTTCTTTCTTTCTTTACATAAAGTTTACAAAATCTAGCATGACTATTCAAAGAACTTTGTTTTTCAAATTGTCTTCCACAATTACAAATATACATGTTTTATTTTATATATTCACATGTGTATTCCCAATTTTACCATTGTGCCCCCAATGAGAATCGAACTCATACTGTCGCAATGACCCTGGCGCTTAAAACCAGTGCTTTACCATTTTGCTATAAGGGCAAAATATTGGTTGATTTGCTGGCTCAACCAAGAAAGCCTTTGTACACTCCAGACCAAAGGTAAAGAGAATAAATTTATTGTGCCAATAAAGGGAATCGAACCCTTGAAAATGAGGGTCTAAGCCCCACCCGTATTCCAACGTCCGGAATATTGGCAAATTTTAACTAACCATTTCAGGCCAACAAAAAGTTTTGGTCGAGCAGAAAGGATTCGAACCTTCAATAACCCTCATTCCAAGTGAGGTAACCACGCCTAATTGGATCGCTGCTCGTAAATAAAGTAGAGAAAAGCAAGAGAGTTTTACAAGACGGATTTGAACCGTTCAGATTGTTTTACGGACAATTGTGCTACCATTACACGCGAAGTAACTCTTCTAATTACTACTACTTAGTGAGCCAGGTAGGGGTCGAACCTACAAGTCGATTAAGAACCGGAGCTACAATCCGGCGGGCCACCAATTGCCCAACTGACTCATTTAGTTTAAAAATGTTTTATTTTGGTTACTCTGAATAACCTTATCAAAACATTTTTAAACTGGTTGTGTGGCAAAGTGGACTCGAACCACTATATCCCGGGCTTCAACCGGGTGCATTGACCAGCTTATCTCTGCCATTGCCACGTTGTTGTGTGATGAGGAGGAATCGAACCACCGACACCTTGGGCTTCAACCAAGTGCTCTACCGACTGAGCTACCACCACATTATTACAATACGTCAAAGTACCCTTTTAGTTATCCCCCGAAGACTCGAACTCCGACCGTGTGGACCAAAACCACATGTGCTAACCATTACACCAGGGGACAATTTAATCTGAGAAAATCATAAAAGATTTTTTCTATCTAGTGCGTCTTTATTTTTCGCCATATCCCCGGTTATAATTGGTGGGGACAGAAGGGTTTTCACCTCCAATGCCACTTAAGGCGCTAGTTTTACATCGAAGTAGCTTTTATATTACTACAGATTATATTTTAAAGAACTAGTTACCCTAAAAGGAATCGAACCTTTTTCTCCGGGGTCAAAACCCGACGTGTTACGCTTACGCTCCATTATACTACAGGGCAATATTTGTTGAGGTCCATCCCAGATTCGAACTGGGGTCTTAGCTTTTGCAGAGCCACACCTAACCACTCGGCCAACGGACCATTATCCAAGAGAAATTCCATGCTTAAGTAAAACTTGTTTGTCCCATAATTCTACTTTAATGTCAGGATATAACTCTTTAAATTTTTCAAATTTTTCTTTATTTTCTTTTCGAAAATATCCTTTAACTTCTATATGTTTAATGAATACTCCATTTTCATATAAAGAAAAATCTGGATTATATGAAGTAGTTTCAGACAAATCATAAGTTTTATCTTCATACTTCCATTTAATTTCATTTTTATCAAAGAACTTTGCTGTATTAACTTCCCATTTAGATTTAAAATGAGTATTTTTGTACATTATATTCTGTCTTCTAAAGGCAGTAGCACCATTTTTATTTCCTTTCATTGCTACTGCTATTTTCTTTCTTCTTTCTTCTTCAGCTTTTTTTGTTTTAGCTTTTCCATTTACATTAGGATTAGCTTTATTTGTTTTACTTATTTTTAATTTCTGGTCTTTTGATAAAGTTTTTCCTTTATTCCATCCCTGTCCTCTTCCTTTTCTTAATCTTTTTGGTCCTTCTCCATTACAATATTCTTTATGTTTTTTAATATTTGTAACAAAAATTTCATAACCACATAAATCACATTTTTCTTTTTTCATCTATTAGTTTTATTTTATTTATTTCTAATAGACTTATGCCTTTGACCACTTAATGTATAAATTAGACATAAAAAAACCCTCCGTAGTAAATACCAGGAGGGTTGTTGATGAATTATATATGTTTATTATTTCTTCATATCTTATCCTTCAGTACTACCACTCCTCGATCCACAAAATGGATACTCGGGTAACTGCTCAAAACATTCCTGTTCGAGTAGTTCAAGTGATTGATATGATTGATAAGTTCTCATTTTAATAATGTTGTTTAATTATATATGGCGCGAACCATATAAAGTTTTAATACTTGTTGCAATTGTTTTGTTTTACTTACTGATATAATATAATACTTTTAATTGGGATAAAAAAATTTATTTGCAATTATTTTCAATTTATTTTTCTAACCTACGTTAACTATCTCTTTATTAAGTTCTTTAGAAAATTCCTCAATATCTCTTTGTATAAAAGATCTAATCATATTTAATTGAAATTGTTTTTGTTTGTATTCTTTCATTAATCTTTTTTTCAGCATTTCCGGATTAACTACTCCTTTTTTCTTAACTTGTTTAACATAATTGTTAATTAGTTTTTCGCAATTTTCTAATTGATCATTAGTTTCGCAAGAGTTTATAATTCTCAAAACTTTTTTTACTGGTACAAAAACAGGTTCACTCATTTTTAGTTCAAATTTTACTTTTTATCTCTAACCAACGGTTTAAGATTTTTTTCGATAAAATCTTCATTACTTTCGTAGGATTTTATATCGATTTTATTTTGGTTAATGAAGTTAAGCCAGTCCATTTCCATGGGATCAACATTTATTTCTGGTTGACCTACTGCTCTTTCCACTAATTTGATAACAAATTCCCAATTAGCGTACATCTCCATTACAAGTTCATTGTGCTTTAGTTCCGGGGTCGTATTTGTGCCTTGTTTGACCATTTCTTGTTGTGGAACAAAACCTTGAAAAAACTGGTGCTGCATTTAGTTATTTATTTACGATTTTTTAAAACTTTTTTCCTATTCTCTTTTAATTCTTTCCAAATGGTGCTCCGCCGGCTGTAAGATCACCCAAGCCATTAAACATATCTCCAAAAGGTCCTCCATCTTTTCCAAACATATCATCAAATATTGACATTACATCTTCTTTACAGGAAATTACTACTATTTTTTTAAAGTTTGGATATTTCTTTTTTAAATAGTTTTCAAGCTTGCATTGTGCTTCTACACCAAACTCACATTTTTTAACATTAATTTCCTTATCCTTTATTACATTTCCATCCTTAAGATGAATTTCGTATTTGATATTGAATGTCTTCATGTCTTTGAATTTGAATTAATATAACAATAATAATTGGGATAAAAAAATATTTGGGTATTTATTTATATTTTATTTGCTAACCAACCTACTGCATCAGTAATTCCTTTAGTTGCAAGATAAGCCACTAATTCTGGTTCATCTCCCAAAATACCATCTGCTATATCAAAAGCTTCATCCTCTCCAAATTGCTCCATGCCTTCAAAATCCTTCAAAAATGTTTGTACCTTTTGGTGATCCCATGTAGTACCCTCTGAAATATTCAGAGCACCCTTAGATACACCTACACCTTTATTAATAGGATTACTTATCTTAACATTAGATGGCTGAGAAGTGCCCAATGATTCTTTTATTGTTTTTGCTTTCATAATTATTTAGTTATTTCAATTTGGGTTTCCCAAATATAGTTTCTTTTACTTTTTTACCTCCAACGTTTCTTGTATATTTTCCTCTATCATTTAAAAATTTAAGATCTGCTGTTGGAAATATATCTTGGGCAAGAATTTCATCATCAACAAAAGGAGCTCCCATTTTATATAGAACATGCTCAACTGCTTCTGATGCTTCAACCCAAACACTATTTTTAGATAATAGCATTTTTAATCTTTTTAACATTACGCCAATGGCTTCTTTAGAACCATCGTGTCCTAATCCTTGAATTTTATATCCTGTCCATGTTTCATTTTCTCTTGGACCTCTATAAAATATTGTCGCATCTAAATCTGGATTGTTATCAAAATCTATAGAATACCAATCTGATTGAGCAACATCTTTTTTAGTATTAATAAATGATCCTTCTGTAGATTTTTTATACGCAATTTGTACTAGTTTAATTAAATCTTCTGTATAATTATCTTCTTCTACATCATTCCATTTATTTTTTGGAATATCATTAACTTTCCCTGTTAGGCTTTCTCTTACTATTTTCATTAATGATTAATTTATTTTATTTATTCAAATAAAAAAAGCCCCAATGAAATAATCATTAGGGCTTTTCACATACACATATTTAAAAAGTATTTCTACTTTTTAGTTTTCTTTTCAGCTTCCTCAACTGTTGGGAAACCATCATCGGTTTTTACACCTAGGCCACCAAGTAGTTTGGAGATATCAAATCCAGTTCCATCAAGACCTGCAAAGAACTTATTAAGTATCTCTACCGGAGCGGTTCCTAATTTGGCTACTGAACCGGCACCGCCAGCTCCATTTCCGCCAAAGTCGATAACCTTGATTTCATCCACATTAGATAGGTGAGCGGATGCTGCTCCCATAACACCTGCGAATTCCTTAACAACTGCCGGAGCAAGAGTTTGTAGGGCCTCAAGTACTTCAAGGAACTTACCAGTTTCATCCAATTTCTCATATGCAAGTGCCTTAGCATCAATCGCAGCAGCTTCAGCAAGACCTTTGGCCTCAATTGCAGCAGCTTCAGCAAGACCAGCCTCTCTTACGATGGCAGCATTACCTTTCGCTTCCGCTTCTTTCTTAAACAATACCGCATCGGCTTCACCCTTTGCTCTGGTTGCAACAGCGTCTCTTTCACCTTCCGCATTAATAACCAATGCATTCCTTGTACCTTCTGCAGTAACAATTCTTGCCAATTTATCCGCTTCAGCAGGAACAATCTTCTCAGCATTCCAACGTTCTACTTCTTTCAAAGCTCTTTTCTTTTGAACCATTACTTCGGCTTCTTCCTTAGCGGCAGCAGTCTTAGCTTGTTCAACAACAACATCCTTCATGGCCATGGCCTGTGATTTCGGTCCAGCCTGATTGGCAACCTCATTTTCTTTGTCAACTTGACCTTTCATTTGAGCTCTTACAACATCACGTTCTCTATTAGATTCCGCAATCCTCACTTGGTTAACGTTAGCAACTTCAATACCTTCCTTTTCAGCAATAGATGTTTTCTTCAACGCATCCCTTTGGGCTTCAGCTTCACCAATATCCGCATCTCTTTGGATTTCAGCTGCACGTTTCTTACCCATATTCTCAATATAATTATCATTATCAGAAATATCCTGGATATTGATAAAATCAATTTTGATACCCATCTTTAGGAAATCCTCATTGGCTTCCTCAAGTACCGCTTGGTTCAATTTAGTCTTATCA